AGTTATTAAAGAAGGCTTAGAGCAAGCTACAACAAATGCTCCAAAAGTTGTAGAAAACTAGTTCCTGATATTAATGGTATTTAGTTCGTCATTTTATATATTAATTTAGTACTTGCATACACACCCAGTGTGTGTTAATATATAGGTATAGCATAACTTAAACAGGAGCCGTACCAATGACAAAACAACTTTTATTAATTGCCTTAACTTTAATCCTTACTTCTTGTGGAACCTCAAGCAGCATTATTAAATGCAGAGGTGAAGCGGAATGTCTTACACTTACAGAACCCCTTATAGAACAATTTGAACAAAGCGCTATTCATTACTTTGGTGATGATAGAGGCTTTAAGCATATCAATCATTATAGTATTTCACCTAATACAGAAGATTTAGAAATGTATTGCGGAGCAGATCGCACTTGTTACACAGGCGAATCTATCGTAGTTGCGGATATCGCTACAGAATATGAATTATGTATAGGTATCATGACTGAATATGGTCAAGCTTATGCATATGAAGATAATGGTCAAGGCGGATTTGAAAACTATGATCAAAATCATAACCAATTCCTTCAATATTATAATGACTATGTACCCACATACTGTGAAAGCTTTTATTCTGAATAATATTAATGTAAGATTTATATACCTTTAAAAAACGTATGAAAAAGAAAACCACCAAAAAAAAAGCCTCCAAGAGTCACCACTTCAAAGCTGGTAACACTCTTGGAAAAGAAGGCAGACCAAAAGACAGCACAGGCTTAAAAGAAGCAAGAAAGCTAACACGTGCGAAATTTGAAGAGATATCACATAAATATCTACATCTACCAGCAGACCAATTGCATGACATGGTAGATAAAAATCGTGGCAACATGGAACACATGAACGTCATTGAAGGTATGATAGCTAAAGTCTTAAGTGAAGCGCTCAAGGTGGGTAATATACAAACATTATCTTTTTTCTTAGAGCGTCTTATATCTAAAGCACGTACAGAAAAATATATGAACAAAGTACCAACAGTTCAAGAAATGATATCAGAAACTATGAGAGCAGCAGCTATAGAGCTTTCACACTTACAGCAAAAATCAAAATCTCAAGGGCTTAATTCAGATGAAACACGTTCCCTTGTTCAACTATCTAAAGTTGTATCAGAAATGGTAGGGCAATCAGACAAACTTGCAGAAGGTGGAACGCGAGCTTTAAGCGATAAAGAACTAGTAGCAGAATCTAAAAAAGCTTTGAAAATAATAGCTGAAAATATAAAAGGGGAAAGTGTCGTCAAGCACTAAGATTCCTTTTGATATCAGAAGTCCAGATGTTGAAGATCTGAATTTTATTCTTGATACTTGGCTTAAATCCTACAGACAACACAGCAAAACATTTAAAAGTTTTATCTCTTCCAAAGATTATACAGATGGGTATAGGAAAGTAATTTTAACACTTTTACAACATTCAACAGTACACATTGCACACTCGATAGATGACAAAAATCAAATCTATGGTTATGCTGTATCCAATAAAGGTGTAGTGCATTATGTTTATGTTAAAAGTCCTTTTAGACGTTTTGGAATTGCTAAAACCCTATGCAATGAGTTTAGCAAAAACAATGACATTGAATTTTATACACACTACACACACTATGCAAAAGGCTTAGTTAGCACTTTAAGTGCTAGGTATAATCCATTTTTTTTAATGAAGGGCGTAAACTATGGCAAAAAAGAAACCAAACAAGAAACAGGCAAAGAAGCAAGTCAACAAATCTAAAGAGGTGTTAGAAGTTTCAGAACCCAAACCAAAAAAAGTAGAAGTTAAGGTAGAGGTTAAAAAAGAAACTCCTAAGAAAGTGGCAAAGGAAAAAACAGTACTTAAGCCGCCTGTTCTAGATGGTGGAATGCCTAAATCATTTACACCTATAGACATGGGTTCAATTAAGATTGAACTTGTAAGATTTGCACAGCCAGTAAAAATAGATAATAGACCACTAAACTCAGCAAGTGCAGACTTAAGGGGAGGCGGAGCTTATGTAGATATGGTGATAGATAATAACTTTCTTCATATCAAAAGCAGAAAGACGCAAAAGACAACCATTGTACCAATAGGAAATATTATTTATATTTGCCCTTTTGAATAATGGATGTTGAAAAAGCTAGAGCCGTTCTTGCGGAAATCAAACGAAGGGGAGCGGCTCCAGCAACTAAGCAAAAAAAACCAAACACAAAAAGTTATCCCTATTACGATGCTTTATTTAAAGAACAAAAAGCATTTATCAATGATCCCTCAACTTCAAAAACAGCGCTATGCACTCGACGTGCTGGCAAAACTCATTCTACAGGTGCATATTTAATCAAAGAAGCTGAGTCATGGGATAACTGCGAAGTTACCTATATAACTTTGACGCGTAAAAATGCTAAGGAATTGATGTGGCCTGTTCTTATGCAAATGAATAGAAAATACAGGCTAGGTATGAAGCCTAATATATCTGATTTGACAATGACCACACAAAACGGATCAATCATTTATCTAAAGGGTGCAGAAGATAAGGCTGAAATGGAAAAGCTTAGAGGGCATGCATTCAAATTAGCAGCCATTGATGAAGCTGGTTCATTCGGTCCGCATATTGAAGCGATGGTAGCAGAAATCTTAGAACCTACCTTGCTTGATGGTAATGGAACTATAATTCTAACTGGAACACCTAATGCAGCATGCGTTGGAAAATTCCATGACGTTACAAATGGCATAGAGGCTGGCTGGTCTAATCATGAATGGACTGTGTACGATAATCCGTTTATACCTCATGCAAAAACTTGGGTTCAAAAAAACATCATTGAAAAGCGTAAACTGTCATGGAAGCACCCAGTAGTTATGCGTGAATGGCTTGGAAGATGGGTGCGTTCTTTAGATTCTTTGGTGTATCGATTTGATGAAAAAAGAAACATCTTTGAAGAAGGTGAATATCCGAAAGATTCAATGTACATTCTTTCAATTGACTTAGGGTATCATGATCAAACTGTTATCACTGTAGGTGCTTTTAGTGAATCATCACCAGATTATTATATCATTGACGGCATGGGGGAAAGTAACATGCTACCTCACCAGATAGCCAAAAGAATCAAGTCTTATATGAAGCAATATGAATTTGTTAAAATCAAATGCGATACAGGCGGACTTGGAAAATCAATAGTTGAAGAGTTTATAGAGCGGTACAGCATCCCAGTTGAAGCAGCAGAAAAGACCAATAAAAAAGACTTTATAGAGCATATGAACTCCGACTTTGAAAGAGGTAACCTTAAAATCAGTTCACACCTCAAAGAATGCTCTTCACAGTTCAAAGTGTTGCAATGGGATGAAAAGCGCAAAAAAGAAGATGAACGTTATAAAAATGATTGGTGTGATTCGGTGCTGTATAACTGGAGGGAAGGGAAGCACTGGGTTTATCAGGAACCAGAAGAAAAACTAGACCCTAATACAGATGAATATATGAATAAGTACTGGGAAGAAGAATCAGAAAAAATGGAAAAGGAGCAAAGCTATGAAGAAGGATACGATGAAAACGGAATCTTTGGACACGATGAGTAAACTCAAGGAAATCAAAGAAATGGTTAAATTTATGACTAAAAACCATGTTCAACATTTAAAGTTTGATGAAATTGAGCTAAGCTTATCTCTAGACGCTTTTAATAGCACAGGTGAAGCAAGCAAAGAAATAGAACGCCACAAAAAACAAAGTGGCGACTTAGACCAGAACCTTAAAAAGAATAAAGATCCCTTTTTTGATTCAGATGAAGATGAAGAAGAGATTTTATTGCATTCAACTTAAGGAGTAAAACAAATGGCAAGAGACTATGAATTAACTAAAGCTAAACTACATTCTAAAGATCAGTACTGGTGGAACACAAAAGAACCACATAATGAAATATGGAAAATCCTAAACTTCCTTAACAAAAATCAAAGTTACTTAAGGGATAGAAACCTTCTACATATGAGGCTTTATGGCAATATGGATATAGGAGGCTTAAGCTATAAAGACTATTCAAGAGACAATTCAACAAAACCACAAAACAAAATAAAGCTAAATATATGCAAGTCCGTTGTTGATACAGTTGTAGCTAAACTCACAAAAGACACGCCACGCGTTATGTTTTTAACAGATGGTGGAAATCACACCATGCAAATGAAAGCTAAGAAGCTAACACGCTATGTGGAAGGTGTGTTTTATGAATTAGGCATGCAAGAAAAGTTTGAAGGCCTTGTAAGGGATGGAGGCGTATTTGATAATGGCTATCTACATTTCTATGTTTCTGGTGGTAAGTTAAACTGTGAACGCGTTTTCCCTAATGAAATTCTAGTAGATGAAGCAGAAGCATTTCACGGCAACCCAAAATCATTGTATAGGCATAAGCCTGTAGCGCGTTCTGTTGTACTGGATAAGTGGGGAAAAGATCCAAAAGTAAGAAACGCAATACTAGCAGCAAAACAACTAACACCATCTTCAAAAAACTTAAGGCAAGCGGATATGATCAACATAGCTGAAGCGTGGCACTTACCAGATGCAGATGGCAAAAATGGAAAGCACGTCATTTGCCTCGAAAATAAGACTTTATTTGAAGAAAAGTACGAGCTTGAGCGGTTCCCATTCTTAACATATCGTTTTGGTGAACGTCTTGCAGGCTGGTATGGTCAGGGTGTAGTTGAAATCCTTGTAGGAATCCAAATAGAAATCAATAAGATCTTAAGAATCATTCAAGCAGCATTGAAGTTTAGTGTTCCAAAGGTGTTTATTCAAGCAGGCTCTAAAGTCGCTGGCTGGTCAAATATGATCATGGGACAAGTAAAGTACACTGGTGTTAAGCCTACTGTAGAAAAATCCAACACTGTTAGTTCTGAGCTGTTTCAGCAGTTAGAAAACTTATATAACAAAGCTTTTGAAGTTGTTGGAGTTTCACAATTATCATCACAATCTAAAAAACCTTCTGGACTTGATTCAAGGGTAGCACTTAGAGAGTATATGGACATTGAAAGTGATAGATTTGTAACACAGGCTAAAGCCTATCAAAGAACAGCATTAGATGCAGCGTGGTTAATCATTAACCTATCTAAAAAAGCAGCTAAAGATGATCCTAATTTTCAAGTAAAGTATGAGCGCAAGGGCAGAGGCTTAGAGTTTATCAAGTGGAAAGATGTCGATATAGAAGAAAATCATTATCAAATGAAAATGTATCCAACAAATATGCTACCGCGTACGCCTTCAGGACGCATGGCTTATGTTCAAGAAATGATACAAAGTGGTTTTATACCTCCAGAAGATGGAGCGCAACTCCTTGACTATCCAGACATTGAGAGCGTAACAAATTTACGTTATGCCCATAACAATTTAATGAAGAGAACACTTGAAGATATACTTGAAGATGGTACATTTCACACACCAGAGCCGTTTGAAGCTCCATATTTGGAACGTGCCACTAAGTTTATGAATGATGCTTACATAAAAGCGCGTCATGATAGCGTTCCAGAAGAAAAGCTAGAGCTAATTCGGAAATGGATCAAGGCCGCAAATAAAATTATGAATCCTGAACCAGTAGCACCTCCAATGGCTCCAGAAGGATCTTTACCACCAGAAGATGCATTAGCACCTCAAGCAGTAGCAGAAGCCCCTCCAGTTTCTGAATTAATTCCAAACGCTCCCAATCAATAACTAGGAGAGTAAATGGAAAATAATTTGAAGTCTCATGTTGAAGCACCAGCAGAGGCAGCTAAACCTGTTGAAACAGTAGAAACTACAGCGCCTGTAGTTAATGAACCTACTCAATCTGTTGAAGTTGAAAAGACTCCAGCACAATCATTAAAGGAAAGAAGAGCGCAAAGGCGTGAAGCTTTTACTAATGCTATTGATGCGGCTGTAAAAGGTGAGGTAAAAGAAGAAGTTAAGGAACCTGAAGCAAAGGTAGAAATGACTAAGGAGGCAGAAGCTCCAAAGGATTTACCAGCCAAGCCAGTTATAGAATCAAAAGAACCAGAACCAGAAGTAGATCCTAATGAGCGTTTTACTCAAGCTTTTAACAAGCTAAACAAAAGGGAAAGAGATCTGCAAGAGCGCTCCCAAAACATTAAGCAAAAAGAAGCAGAGCTAAAAGAATTAGGTGATTTGTATGCACTTGCTAAACAAGATCCTGAAAAGTTTTTAGAACATGCTGGATGGGATTATGACAAGCTAACACGGCATAAACTAGAAAGCCCTTTAAGTGAAGAGCCTAAAGTAAATCCAGAAATAGAAGCCATCAAAAAGAAGCAAGATGCAATTGAGGCCCAGCTTCAAAAGGATAAGCAAGAGGCAGCATCTAAGAGATTAAAAACAGCTATTAATGGTGTTAAAAGTGATCTTACTAATTTGATATCAAAAAATGAGCAAAATTATGAACTATGTAAAATATATGGCTCTGAAGCGGTGGATATTGTTTACAATGTGATGGACAACTATTATACTGAAAATCAAAGAGTCTTATCATATGAAGATGCACTTGAAGCCACTGAAAAATGGCTTTATGAAACAAGGGTAAAACCTGCTTCACAAGCGCAAAAGCTAAAAGACCTTTTAAACAATAAACCTTCTAATGCTCCACAAGAGACCGAAGGCGAGCCAAAACAGCATGGACAGCAAGCTTCTAGAGAGTCCCAAACAATGACAAATGACTTAAGCGCACCTCCTACAACAGGTGAAAACCGCAAGCTTACACGAGATGAAAGACGTGAATTAGCTAAGAAAACTTTGAAATGGAACGATTAATTAACTTTTTTAGAAAGGCTGGCTTATGTCCGCATTAGATTTAACAACTTTTGACGCAGCTCTGAAGGTACATTACACTTCAGATGATATTGAAAACTTAGCATATCAAGATAACCCATTTTTAGCGATGGTTCCCAAATACACTAAATTTGGTGGTAAGAACCTTCCTATTCCAATCCGTTATGGAACACCTCAAGGCAGAAGCGCAAGCTTTGCAAAAGCCAAACAAAACAAAAAAGCTTCTAACTATACAGACTTTGTATTAACTAGAGCTAAAGACTATTCATTAGCTTCTTTAGATAATGAAACTATAGACGCTTCACAACATGATGCAGATGCTTTTTTAGAAGCTGTTGAAAGTGAAGTCGATGGAGCTATTCAATCATGCGGCCGTTCACTAGCTACTGCTCTTTTTAGAGATGGTTCTGGTTCTATTGGTCGTACTACTGAAACTTCAGGAACTACAATCACATTGACTGATAAAGATGAAGTAGTAAATTTTGAGGTAGGAATGGAAATCTATTTCACTTCAGATGGAACTGTTTCTGGTCTTAGAGATTCAGGGCAAGCTATTGGAGTAATTGGTGTAGATAGAGTCGCAGGTGTTTTAACAGTTGATGAAGATTTATCAGGAATCACTGGATTAACAGCTAATGATTATATTTCTGTTGAAGGTGATGCAGGTGCAAAAGTTAAGGGATTGAGCGCTTGGCTTGTTTCTGGAACTGTAACTAGTGACCCATTTTTTGGAGTTGATAGAACAGTAGATAGAACGCGTCTAGCTGGTGTTTCTTATGATGGTTCAAGTGAATCAATTGAAGAAGCATTACAAAGCGCAATGAGCTTAACATGTCGTGAAGGTGGAAAGCCATCACATGCATTTTTAAACTACAGCCGTTGGAGTGACTTAGAGAAATCTTTGGGCTCTAAAGTAAACTATGTAGACCATGCGCAAGGTGACATTGGTTTTAGAGGTATCCGCATTGCAAGTCCAAAAGGATTTGTTGAAGTGTATGCTGATCAAAACTGTCAATCAGATAAAGCTTATTTGTTAGATATGCGTTTCTGGAAACTTTATTCATTAGGTGAAGCTCCTAAATTGCTTACTAGCGATGGTAACAAAATGCTACGCGAAACAGATGCAGATGCCGTTGAAGTCCGCTCTGGTTACTATGCTCAGCTAGGTTGCAGAGCACCAGGATATAACTCAGTAGTAACTTTAGCATCTTAAGAGGTGACTCTTAATTAACTAAACATCAAAAGGGAGTTTTGCGCATAGCGCAGGGCTCCTTTTTGCTTTAAGGAGAAAAAATGGCAAGTAGAACATTCCACCCAATTCAAGCAATTAATAGAGAAGTTAAAATTATAGCTGGTTCTTTTGCTCCAGATGGTTCTGGTGAAATTACGGATATTAAAGGCCGTGGCTTTACAGTAGCAAGAACAGGAACAGGCGAATTTACATTAACTTTAGAAGATAAGTATGTAGAGATGTTAAGCGCTAATGCTCAACTTCAATTAGCTACACCGAATGATCAAAACATAGTTGTTGGAGCTTCTGACGTTTCAGATGCTAAAACAATTGTTTTAACTAACATGGATACAGGCTCAAACAGTCCGCAAGATATAACAGCAGATGCCAATAATCGTGTAAACTTTGTGTTAAATCTTCGCAATTCGAGTGTAAAATAAATCATGGTAGCGCATAGACGTTTCTTTGATACTCAATCATTAACCAAAGAAATGAAAATAGTAACTGGTTCTTTTGCTCCAAACAGTACAAGCGAAGTTACAGACGTTTTTGGTAAAGGGTTTTCAGTATCTAGAACAGATGTAGGAGAGTTTACATTATCGCTTGAAGATAAGTACGTGAATCTTATTAGCGCACTTGCACAAATCCAGCTAGCGAATGGAACAGATCAATTTACAGTAGTAGGTGAGTATGATTCAGAAGCTAAAACTATAAAGGTTTATACCTTTGATAGATCTGGTGGAGCTGTTGTAGATATCGCAGCAGATCCAAACAGCAGAGTTAGCTTTAATTTGTACTTTCAGAACACAAAACTAAGAGGGCGTTAAAATGGTAAAAGGTGCAGGTGATAATCCAGTTTTAGGAATCTTATCAAAGCTTAAGGAAAGCCATAAACCAGAAAAGCGAATAGATGAATATGAAATGCATTCATTGGCTTTTGAAGGATGTGGAAATAGAATCATTAGAGGCATTAAAGAAGAAGATGGATCTATAGTAGCTTATGCCATTAAAGATTTAATAGCCTTATGCCTTGATCAGGAAGAAGAAAAATAACAATGGCTAAAGTGTCTTTATTGGAAATAAGAAAGCGAGCTAAAGAGCTTGCAGACATGACCAATTCAAACTTTATCAATGATGAAAATTGGGATTCATGGATAAATGAAGGCGCTGCTATGCTTTATGATATGCAAGTTGGTGCATATGGTAATGATTATTTTGTAGCTGATCCTGTAACCTTTAGCACTGTGAGTGGTCAAGATGCGTATGATTTTGAGTCAGTAGGCATTGATGATTTTTATAAACTTGTGGGAGTGAGCATTTTATTTTCAGGTAACAATGCTAAGCCTTTAAGAAAGTTTAATTTCAATGAGCGCTCAAGAGGGCAAACACCTTTTGCATGGAGTGATAGCACTTATAGAGGTATTAGATACAGACTAAGAGGGGATAAGTTATGGCTAAGACCATCCCCTATTGGCACTTATCAAATAGAAGTTTGGTACGTTCCAAGTATGCCAAAGATGGTAGATGATACTGATACTTTTCAAGCGCAGAACCATTGGGAAAGTTACATAGTAAATTACGCAGCTAGAAAAGCTTTAATAAAAGAAGAGTCGGATGTTTCAGAAATTGAAAGAGACATGCAAAAAGTTGAACGGCATGTAGAGTCAATGGCAGAAAATAGAGATATAGGAGAAGAAAACCAAGCTACAGACATTTATGCAGGTGATGGATTTGATGATTATTCGGATATGTATTAGATGATCAAAGAGCTTAAAAGGTTACAGTCCAACGACATCAACTTAGATAAGTTTCAAGAGTATGTTAGAGAGCTTTTCTCAGATACAGGCAACGCACTTACCACAATTAATAATAATCTTACGACTCTTTCAACAGAATTAGAAGGAGTTGATTTAACTTCTATAGAAGCTTCAATAGATTCTATAAACACAACACTAGCAGCTTTAAATACTTCATTTACAACAGAAGGAAACATAACTTCAAACACTGGAAATCTAATAGCCAGCGCTGGTGATGTTCAAGCAATCAATGGAATATTTTCAGGTTTTTCTAATGGTGATTTTAAACAGTTAGTTACTTTTGCAAGTTCAGGAATATATATTCCAAGTGCAGGTGTTAGAAAAATAAGGACCACGTTATCAGGAGCTGGAGGCGGTGCTGGTGGTGCAGCCAGTACAGGAACAGGAAAATCTATCGGAGGACATGGAGGAGGATCTGGTGTGTCAATTAGGTGGTTTGATGTTAGTGAATTAGGAGCTTCTGAAACTGTAACTATTGGAGCTGGTGGAATTGGTGGATCGGCTGGTAATAATAATGGAACAGATGGAGGAACAACAAGTTTTGGCTCTTATTTTTCAGCCACTGGAGGTAAGCACGGTTTTGGTGGAGCCAACACTGTCGGACCATCTTTGATTTTTGGAGGTCAGGGCGGTACAGGAATAGGTGGTGATTATAACTTTGATGGCCAAGAGGTTGGACTTAGTAGAGTAAGCTCTAACGTGCCATACCCTTCTAGCATTAGTGGTGGAAATCATTTTAATTGCGGCAAAAGATATAGAAGCAATTCAGGAAATGGCGCTAACGTAAGCTCAGTAGGAGTTGGGGGGCTAGGTGGTATAAACTACTCTAACAGTAACCCAGCTAGATCAGGCGGCGATGGTGGCGATGGATTTTGTTGGATTGAGGAGTATTATTAAATGGCTTTAAGATGGCAGCAATTCAATTTGTTATTTAATGGGGGACGCGATGCTAAAAGCGATTCCAAAAACATACCATTAAATCAATTTGAAGAAATGAAAAATGTTTACCAACAAAAGACTGGGAAAATTACCAAACGCAACGGATATGAAAACCTTGGAAATAGTATCTATGATAGTTCTGATACTGTGTTAAGTCCATTATGGCAGGGGACTTATAAAAAAGAGCTTCTAACTGTTGCGGATGGTAATTCAGAAACAGGCAAAGAATTATATTCTTATTCTACAGCACAAAATGAACAGATAAGAAAAGGCCCTATTGATGTTTTTGATTCAAGTGTAGAAGATATCCAAACATCACCAAAAGGGCAAAGCAATGTAGATTCTATTGTGAATGGCTCAATACAAATCACAGCATGGGTTGATGATTTTGGCATTAGATATTCAGCTTATGACATTGAACGTGAAACAGTTATAACTTCAGAAAATACCATAGCAGATGCTGGAACAAGTCAATTAGGAATTTTTAAAGTATCTTTATCTAAAGCTGGTAACTTTGTTTTTATTTTATATATTTCAAGTGTTGGAGCTTCAAGCGCTGTTAAATGTGCAATCATAGATATAGCAGATCCTTCTATTCTTTCTTCAGTTACTACTATTGATACTGGTTTAGTGCCAAGCGGAATAGTTGATATAGTTGAGTATGCCAGTGATGCATGCGTATTTGTTTATCCTGATAATGTATTAAATAACTACATTTCAATTGGATTTATAAAAACAGATGGAACAGTAGGTGATGGAACTAATGGCTACCCTGCTAAAATTAATTACACTACTGCATTTAATCAAATCTATTTATTTTCTTTAGCGATACAGCCAAACACTAATGAAATTTATATAGCTTATGCAGAACAGTTTTTTAGTGGAACAAATCATACTATAAACATGGCTGCTTTTAATGGATCTACTTTAGCTAATTCATTACCAGAAACAAACGTCTACACAAGAAACACACCAGAAACAACTTCTAATATAGTTTCTAAAATATCTTTAATTTTTAAAGAAGAAGCTGAAGCTAAAATAGTTATAGAAGAAAAAGATGTAGATTATAAAGGCTTTGCAGATGATCAACTAAAAAGATGTACGCTTATAGAATGCACTGATTTAGGATCAGTAACAAATACAACGCTTATAAAAAATAGATGTCAAATGCTTACAGATCCATTTTTATTTGATGGAAATCTATATGTAAACTTAGGATATTTATTTAGTAACTTTGCTAGATTCAATGAAGCATATCAAATGACAGGTTTTACAGTTCGCCTTGATGATAATGTAGAAGCTGGAGCTTATAGAATTGTAGGTAAGTTTTTAAACTCCCAACTTTGGTACACTCCTAATTATTTAGGTAGATCAATTGCTATCACTTCTGGAATAACATCATATGAAACTGGTAAATTTAGATTTTCAGTGTTCACAATTACTGGAAGGATAAAGTTTGATTTAGATGAAATCAATCAAGATAATACTAAAATTACTTTAGTTGAAATTGATTTAGATCCAGATAAGAAAATCATGAGCGCAGAACAAAATGGAGTCTTACTACTGACAGGCTCAGATTTACTTGTGTATGATGGGACTGTAGTTAATGAATTAGGCTTTCATATCTACCCTGATTATATAAGCGTTAATAATGATTTAGTAGAATTTAATGTAGAGCAGCAAGGCTCCGCATCACTTCCTGAAATTACAGATATAACATTGATAGCAGGTTCTAAAATTTCAGATGGGCAAAGATTTTACATACCAGAAGAAGTGAGATTTACAGTTGATGATTTAACTTTAAGTGGAACGCTTTATGATGTTTATATAAATTCTTATGATTCAGCTATAGACGTTGCAAAGAAAGTAGAAGCGGAATTAAATACAGGATCAGATTTTACAGCCGTAGAAGCTCCAAGCGGATATCCAACTATTAGAGTAACTAGATCAGCTAATGGAGTAACAACAGATCCTACAGCGCCACTTACTTTTTTAACAACAGGCTATGGAAAAATAGAAGATGGCACTTATCAATACAAAGCCATTTATGAATGGGAAGATTCGCAAGGTAATATATATAGATCTGCTCCAAGTCCAACAACTAGCATAACTTTAAGCGCTGGAAGTGCCGTAAACTCAAGCGGTATCAACATCCCTAGTTTACAGTTCACCAGAAAATACCAGTACATTAATGGTGTTCCAATAGCAGATGTAAAGGTAGTGATTTATAGAACTGAAGCCAATGGAAGTATTTTCTATAGAATTGGTGACCAAAGAGCCTCAGCATTTCCAACGCTAGTAGTCACAAGCTACACAAAAAATTTCATTTCCCAGCCTTGGATAGGTTTTCATGACATCACACCAGATTCTTTAATAAACACAAATGAGATTCTTTACACTCAAGGTGGAGCCGTAGCCAATATAAACCCACCCACCCCAAATGCTTTAACCTCTTATAGAAATAGAATTGTTTTGGGGGGCTTTGCAGAATTTCCCAATGAAATATGGTTTTCAAAGGAGCTTGTGACTCAAGAGGGTATAAATTTTAATGATACCTTTATTAAAAAAATTGATCCTTTTGGAGGTCCAGTTAAGGCATTAACCATGATGGATGAAAAGTTGATTGTGTTTGAAGAAAACGCAACGCTTTATCTATTGGGTACAGGTCCAGATGATTTAGGGCTTAATGAAACACTAACAGATGCGGAATTTATCTCTAGAGACGCTGGAACCAGCGAGCCTAATAGCGTTAGTGTGATTTTTGGTCAAGGTGGAGCAGAAGGTGTTCTGTTTAAGTCATTAAAGGGATGGTATCGCTTAAACCGTGGCTTAGGCATGGACTATGTAGGCTCAATGGTAGAAGATTTTAATGATTCAACAGTATCTAAAGCTATTCATATACCTAACACGCATCAAGTAAGAATCATTCACAGTGATGGTGATTGTTTAGTTTATGATCACTACTATCAACAGTGGTACAGATGGACTAACCATTTAGGCATGGGGGCTTGTTTCTTTAATGGGGCTTTTACCTACGTTAGAACCAATGGTGAAACCTATACAGAAAGAAATTCAGGAACAGATATTTTTGCAGATGATACAACGCCAGTGCTTGTAGAGTTTCTAACAGCATGGCTTCAGCTTTCTAAAGTTTCTGGTTTTCAAAGAATTAGAAAAATAATGGCATTAGGTAATTTTAATGATAATTTTATTTATACGTGGCAATTTTATTTTGACCACATTCAAAGCAGTTCCTTAGATGTAGTAAATCCTACACCAGTAAACAATGAAGAAACAGAAATTCACTTACCTAGGCAAAAATGCAAAGCCTTACAAATTGCATTTGTTGAGACCTCAAACACTCCAGATAAAGGAGAGGCTTTTGAATTAAGCTCAATAATGATTGAAACAGGTTTGAAACGTGGCGTTAATAAAATAGCTGATTCTGGAAGATCAGGTTAGGAGCAAAAATGGTTAATAATACAACAACAAATGACAATCCTTATAAAGTAACTACTGTAGATGTTTCACAAGATGCAGACCGATACAAAGACAGTGGGGAAAGAAGATCTTCTAGATCAGTAAGAGATATAAACGACTGGCGCTTAAAGGAAGATGGATACAGTGTTGAAGCAAGGCCATATGACTTTAAAGAAGAGGCTTTTCAAGATCCTAACAGTGCCAAATGGCAAGAACAGCTAACTAATAGGCTTGATCAAGTTGATAATAGGATGGCTCCGCAAGTCATGCCCTATGAAGGCAGCACTCCAACAGTTCAAGCTATAGACCAAAGTCAAGCCGTATCAGATCAAGCAAGAGCACAGCAAATGCAAATGATTCAAAGCTTACAAGGTCAGTATCAAAATCAAGCGGCTGGTAATCAAGTTTCAGTTGGTGAAATGGCAATAGGCATGCAAAGAGATCAAGCCTTAAACAATGCTTTAGCTATACAGTCAAGCGCAAGAGGTGGAAATGTAGCAGCCGCTTCAAGGCAAGCAGGTAATTCAATGAATCAAGCTAGTTCTGACTTTATGCAACAGGCTGGAGTGGCAAGAGCAGCAGAAGCCCAGCAAGCTAATCAAAACTTGATGGCTTTAGGTGATCAATATGGCAACGTAAGAAGTCAAGATATTGGGATAGCTCAAACTAATCAAGGCTATGCAAATCAAGCTGAATTATCTAATCAAAATGCTGAATTACAAATGCTACAGAATAGAAATCAAATGGATACAGTAAACTTGCAAGCACAAATGCAACAAGGGCAAATGAATGACCAAATGACGCAATATTTTATGAGTCAAGGCATGACACTGGATCAAGCGCAAATGCAAGCTAGTATGCAACTTGAGCAATTAAGAGCGCAACAACATCAAACAGCGCAACAAACAAACGCAGGCTTGACGGCTGCTGAAATGGCTCAGCCAGATAAAACAGGTCAAATTGTAGGTAGCGTTATTTCTGGAGTTGGAGCAGTTGGTGCTATGTTTTCAGATGAAAATGTAAAAACAGACATTGAAAGAGCAGATTCAGATGTAAATGACTTTCTAGATAAGCTAGACGCTTATAAATATAAGTACACTAAAGAAGATTATGGTGACACTCAAAATGATGTTTATGGCATTATGGCTCAAGATCTTGAAAAATCTAACGTAGGTAAAAGCTTAGTTAATGAGACGCAAGAGGGCATAAAAACAGTTGATACTATTAAGGGTTTTGGAGCGGTGTTAGCTGCTACTAAGGCTTTGCATAGTAGGCTTAAAGATTTAGAGGGGAAAAAATAATGCCACTTAAAACGATAACAAACCCTCAAACAGGGCAAACTATCCAAGTTGCGGAAAATGCACTTTCACCAAACACTTTAAATCAATATGGTGGAGGAGTGCCTCAAACACCAATGCCAGCGCCTGTACCTCCAGCGCCTCCTATGCCTATGCAATCAGCAATGCCCACACCTATAGCTCCACCCATGCCAAGCAGTAGACCAGTTCCAATGCCTACGCCTGTTCCTACACCTACACCTCAAGAAAGCATGATGAATCAGCCTAATTCAGTTGAAATTGCTCCAGATGTACCTGAAAAAAAGGCCCCTGTTTTTGCTTCAGGTGTGCAACCCACTAATCAAGGTGGGTTTAATATGAATAAGCCTAAGCCTGTTAATAGTTTTGGTTTAAATAAAGCTTATGATGATGAAAAAAAGGCCATTAATGAAATAGGTGAAGCAAGAGCAGAAAAAGAGTTAGCTACTGGAAAAGTTTATGAAGAAAGCCGTCAACAGATGGAAAGCATAGACGCAAACAGAAAAGAAATGACGCAAGCTTATAATCAAGAGTTTGAAAAGTACAAAACCAATATAGAAGCTTTAAGCGCTGAAGCTTCGCAAGGTGTTGATCCTAGGAAGTATTGGAAAAATAAAAGCTCATTCGGAAAAGTTGGAGCCGCATTATCTATTATGGCTGGAACAATGGGAACAGCTATAAATCAAGCAGCAGGCGGCCGAATGAATGGAAATGCAGCACTTGATATTATCATGAGCCAAATTGATCAAGACATTCAAGCGCAAAGAGATAACATTGCACAAAAAGGAAGAGAAGCTGGAACACAGCAAAACCTTTACCAGATGGCTATGAGTAAATTTGGCAATGAATCAGCAGCAATGGAAGCAGCCAAATCAAGCTTAATAGATCAAACTAAAATGCGTTTGGTAGAAATGACATCAAACGCTTCTAGTAAAGAAGCTCAAGCAGCCGCAAAACAAAGCATAGCAGCGCTAGACCAGAAAAAAGCAGAATCTAATATTAAGCTAGATCAGTTTGCAAAAGCTCAAGCTAATAAATCAGCACAAGGGATAGACAGGTATATAGCTGGAAAAGGAATGGCTTATAGTAAAGAAAGCGCAAATAAAGCCAGATCATTTAGCACTGATCATGAAGTGATGAACAGCACACTTAATAGATTGATAGAATTACGCAAAGAATATGGAGCTAAAAAATTACCTAGTGAGGCAAAAACAGAACTAAACAACCTTAGTGCAACGCTTCAAACTTTAGCTAACAAAGCTGTTTTTGAATTGGGTGCATTGTCAGGTGATGATTTAAAAATGATCAAAAAAGCTATTCCAGATGGTTCTGATGTTGGTTTTGTTTTAAAAAGTTATGAAACATTCCAAAAGACTTTAAATACAAAAGCAGACAGTTTCTATAAAAACAACATCATTGGATGGCAAGGGTTCCCAGAAGATGACCAGAGGTTTAAGCCTAAATAATGGAAAATGAAACAAAATTCAAAGGATCTAAAACTGTATCGATGTTTAATAAAGCGTCGAGCGCATGGGAAGATGTTCCACGTGAAACAGTTGGACAGCTTTTCCAGACTGGAAATTATGGCATAGATCCAGATGCTGAAATAGATTTAGTTTCACCAAATGGAAAAAGGGGAACTACTCAAGGCAAGGATCTAGAAGCTCTTTTAGCTAAAGGCTTTAATCTTGAAAGCTATGAAAAAACCAAAGAAGAGTTTTTAAAAGATGAATATGGCAATTCGCCAGTTTCTGCTGGAGCTTTAGGTGTAGCGCGTGGATTGAGTTTTGGCTTATCAGATCAACTTGCAAAAAAAGCAGGTGTTAGTGAAGAGTTTTTAAGAGAAAATCAAAAGCGAAATAAAGGCGCTGCTATAGCAGGTGAAGTAGCAGGTGTTGCGGCTCCGCTTTTATTAAGTGGTGGAACGGCCGCGCCAGCCGTCGCAGGTGCTAAAGCCGCTCAAGGTGCATCACTTGCAGCCAAAGCAACTAGAGCAGCAGGTGTATTGCCTCGCGCTGTTGCAAAGCTAGGAATAGGAGCAGAAAAAAAAGCAGCTCAAGCTGTAACTAAAATGATTGCTGAAAAGCTCGCAGTGTCAGGCGCTACAAAAGGAGCAGCTAAAAGTGTTGCTAGATTGATAGCAGAAAAAGCACTGCCAAAAGCGGCTGGTTCTGCTGTTGAAGGTGCGTTTTATGGTGCAGGGCATCTTATCAGTGAAGAAGCTTTAGGAAATGTTGAACTAAATGCTGAAACTGTATTAAGCACTGTAGGAGTTGGAACGCTTTTAGGTGGTGCTATAGGTGGTGCTGTTGGAGTGGGTGGTGTTGCTTTTAACAAACTTGGAAGCAAAGCAGCTAATAAGATCTTTAAACCTATTGAAGATGAACTAGACGACATTAAAAGATTAACAGATGATGTGAGGCCTTTTACTACAGAAGAAAAAGTAACAGCTAAAAAATTAGCAGACGTTACACCAGATGAATTAAGATATTATAGAAACAATAAGCAACGCATAAAAGAACAACCTTCTATGGATGAATTACCAGCCATGTATGAAGATGGTGTAGAGCAGCTTCAAACTATGATGAATCAAAGTGAGACGGCAGCCGTTGAAGCTATAGAGCGTTCAAATGCTCAAATGACCACAAAAGAACTAGATGATTTAATAGTAAATAAAATAGATAATCTTAAAAATGAACCTAGTACAGAAAGCACACAATCAGCAGTGAAAAGGCTTCAGAGCTATAGAGACGGCAACATCCCTAGAGATATAGAAGGCAAGATTATAGACAAAACATGGGACGGTCCACGTATTAGAAAATTCATTCAAGGTTTAAGAAAAGATATAAAGAACGCTTATCAAAAAAATGAAATATCTTTAAAAGATGAAATAGTAAAAGATTTAGTTGATGTAGATTTAAACACTTTGTTGAGAGATCGAGTTGATGGATTAACAGAAATTATGCAACCTTATTCTAAGATGGTTCAAACATTCAAAGGATTGCAAAAACTTGAAGGCAGAGGCGGTACAAACTGGTTTGATCAAAGATTTATTAAAACAATGGAGCGCAATTACAATGGCTTTAATACAGGTGCTTTAAAGGGTGCTGCTAAAAATAAATCTACATGGGAAAAGACAGTAAGAGACTTTCAAGACTTAACAGGAATTAAATTTCAAGAGATTTATAACGATAGAAAAGTACTTTCACGCTTATTTCCAGATAAAGCTGTAGGCAGAGAAGTTGGATCAGCTTTTGAAAACATGGGACGCGCTGCAAGGCAAAGTTTAAGAAATCCAAGCGGAGCCATTCAGGATACTATGTTTGGTACAGTAATGGGCATGCTTGGGAAAGTTGGAACTGGAGTAAAAAGGCAAGCTATAGAGGGTGGAAGTAGTTCAATTGGTAAGCTTGTTAATAAGTATGCATCTTTAGAAAAGATCATAAAACAGCAGCGCTCAACAGTAAAAGGGTATGTTAGTGACTTGCTAACAACAGGCGCAAAAACGCAAGCTTTTAGAAACGTTTCAACATCTATGCTCATGGATATGTCATTTTCACCATATAAGAAAAACACTGCTGAAAATAGAAAAGATGCTTACAAAGAACGTGCAAAAGAAATTAAAGAGCTCGTAAATAATCCAAGTTTATTAGTTGAGTTGATGGGCGCTAATATGAAAAGCATGCAGCAATATGCACCTAAAATGGCTTCACATGCAACGCAGCAAGTTTCTACAGCCGTTAATTTTCTAGCGCAAAAGCTACCAGATCCGCCTGTTCATGATTCACTTTTTGCAGATCAAGATGATTATACTCCTTCAGATGAACAAGTAGCTAGTTTTGAAAGATATGTAGAAGCGGTTCAAGATCCTTTAAGTGTTTTAGAAAAAGCTCAAACTAATGAGCTTACAGATGAATATATAGAAGCTATTGAAGTTGTATATCCTAACCTATATCAAGAAATGCAAACTCAAATGCTTGAAAGCATGGCAGAGCTTAAAGAAAAAATTTCATATCAAAAAAAAATACAGCTTGGAATTTTGTTTAAAACTCCAACAGATGTCACAATGAGTGTGGGCTTCTTAAAGATGCTCACAAGTTTATCAGCTTCGCAAGAGAGTGAAGCAGAACCATTAGCAGGCGCTAAATCACTAAATATAGCAAATCGTTCACAAACTAAAATGGACTATTTAGAAGGGCGTGCATCGTAAAAATATAATGAAAAATACAATAAACCGCGCAATGTACACCCTTTATGAATGGGAGATACTTTGTAGGGAAGGAAAAGGAATAGAATATGATAGAACCAACACAAGCAGGGCTGTACCAATTGAATGCCCCAATATCTTCAATCTCAGAAGTAATAGCATCGAAGCTCCTCAAGCGTGTAAATCTAAAATCGACGACCTTACAAAAAAAACATTCCTATATTTCGGACAAAAAAGAAGAGAAGTCATCTGCCCAGTTTGCCACTGGTCAGGTCATAGAGCCGTTGGAAAAGAAAGTGAATAACTATAATGGGATTCACTATCCAGAACCTTTAGTGCCTGCTGTTAAGTGCATTAAAGTTGCTTGCACTAATTTAAAAGAAAAAATAGAGCAAACAAATGCAGTAATAGCCTTCTACGATTTACCACAATTAAGAATGAGCCATAATGATCAAGTTACAGTTTTTGAACACCTTATAGATAACGCTATCAAATACGCAAAAAAAGGAACCGCACCTTTAATTCATGTAGGTGCTGAATGTTTTGGATCAGATATTATAATTTCAATTAGTGACAACGGCATAGGCATTCCAAAACAAATGTTTGGTAGCATCTTTGGACTTTTTACAAAAGTTTATGGCAACACAGAAGGCCAAGGAATAGGCTTAAGTTTAGTTAAAAACATTATAGAATCATATAACGGCTCAGTGTGGGTAGAATCAAATAATAAAAAAGGCAGTACTTTTTTTTATTCTTTAGGGCTTTAAATGAAATGGGAAGATTTAAAAGAAATAAATTTAGACAGTGTAATTGTGGAGCTACCACCTAAATGGGAAATAGCCAAATCAAAGCTATTTTATTTGTTGCCACTACTCTTGTTGGTTTTGGTTTTAAGCTCGCTTTGGATGGGTATCAAACTCTTAAATCAAGCGAAGGCGTATCAAGTCCAATACAAACAGTGTCAAGCGCTCTTGAAGAACGAATTAGAGAAACCATTAAAACAGAACTTCAAGCAAGAGATAAAAGGCAAGAGGAATTAAGGATTATAAGAGACAAAAGAGAAGAAGAGTTTAGAAGGGAAGTTAGAGCTGATATGCGTTCATTACAAAGCGCACTTATTAGCAGCAAATAAAGGAAGGTATGAAAACGATAATTTTAATAGTATTATTTTTTAATTGTGCATTTGCACAGCTTCAAAAACTTGAACCTATTATAGTGGAAGCTACACCAACTATAATACCTTTTGAAGCTAGATGTTATACAAAGGAACAAAATATGCAGATAGATCAATCATTAAGGGATGGCATTAAAAACATTAATAACTTAAATGAATGTAAGGCCTCTAAGTCAAAACTAAAACTAGACGTTAAAAATTTAATAGATCAAAAAAATAAACTAATTTCAGAAACAGAAATCATACCAGAAGATCCAATAAAAAAAAATGGGATTCAGAAAAAGCATGTTCTTATAGGGATAGGTTCGGCATTGGCTTTAGGTTTTGTAATGGGGACAGCCTTTTAAATGTATTTATTTGGTCCAACTTCTGAAAAGAAGCTCATAACATGCAATCCTAAACTAATTAAAATTGCTAGGAAGGCAATTAAAATAGTAGATTTTTCTATAGTCAGTGGCTTTAGAGATAAAGAAGAACAAGATAGATATTTTAGAAGCGGCGCTTCTAAATTGCAATATCCAAACTCTAATCATAACACTACGTATAAAGGTAAACCTTATTCAGATGCGTTTGATTTTCAGCCATACCCAAACAACTATCAAGATCTTCAGCAATACTGCATAGTGGCTGGTATTATTTTGGGAGTAGGTCACCAAATGGGAATAAAATTGAGATGGGGCTACGATTGGGATAGGGACGGCAAAAGAGGCGGAAAGAAAGATTTTAATGATTTAGGTCATATTGAACTTTATGATCGTAGAAAACACAACAAAAAAGGAGAATGAAAAATGAGTAAAATAGAACGCTATAATAAATATTTAAAAGATGCAGCAGATCTATTAGATATAAATGTAAAATCAGGAACTATAACTTCTGAGGTTATAGGCACTAAAGGCATTTCTGGAGTTAATTTGCATGTGTGGGGAACAAGCGCAACAAGTGTAGAGCTTCAAGGAACATCTGATAAAGAAGATGCTTCTAGCTGGGAAAGTGTTGATTTAGATTCAGATACTTTTCCATACTTTAAAGATTTAAATGATTTTAATTTTTCTTTTTTAAGAGTCGTGATTGTTGATGCTGTAGACGTAAAAGCACGCATAACAGTGGTGGATGAATAAAATGGGATATGAACAAATAAATATCAATGCTGTTTCTGGTTCTGGTGGTGAATCTTCTGGAGGTGGTGGGGGTGGCTCTGCTGGGTTCCATCAATATACAAATGAAGAAGTTTTAGAATTTTCTCAGGCCTCAACTGCTGGAAATACAAATAATCCGCAATTGTGGCGAGTTATTGAACCTAACAATCAATCAATCACATTAGCTGAAGATGCAGTAGTAGATATTGAAATAAAAGTAGCCTCTCAGTTTGATTTAAGAACCGACGCAATAACAGAAACATTTTTTGCATTATTATTTAATGTAGTTAATGGAAATTATGGAGTGTATTTTAATGCGGATGTTACAGACATTTTTGCAGGCAGCTTAGATGTAAATTATAGCTTAACAGATTATGCAGTGACAACACTTCACATGCGTAAATCCTTAACTGCTGGTGTGAATGATATACGTCCTGTTTATGCAGGTAAGGCAGGTCAAAGCGGAAGAGGTAAGTTAGTTCCTAATTTTAAATATACTTTAATTTGCAGATGGTAGAAAAAAAATGAGCTATACACAAATAAATACTAATTTAATTCAAAACACTAATAGCGCTGGTGTTGTTGCTAGTGGAGCAAATGTTGTTCCTGAAATTGTAAGAGTTGAAAATTTTGCAGCTCTGCCAGATCCGACTACAACACCTAATGAGTTTAGGTATGTTTTAAATAAGACTGGTATTTTATTCACTCGTAAAGAGTCTGGATATTATTATAGTGATGGCTCTGAATGGGTAGCTTCTGGCGATAATATAAGAGAATTAAATGAAGTTATTTATGATAATAGTTCTAGTGGTCTTTTAGCTGTAACAGCTCAAACTGCTGTAGATGAAATAAAGAATGTTTATATTCCTGATAGCGTTATTGTAGTTAAGCAACCCTCTGATCTAACAAACATAGATAGTACAAAACTTTATTTAATTGATGGAATTATAGATATGGGCACTCAACAAATTGAAGTGCCAGCAAGTGGATTTTTTTTTAAAGGTCATGATTATTTTATTTCTAAACTGTTTTCTAGTGAAGATAACTACACTATGTTCATTAATAAGACTGGTGAAGTTGCTGGAAATATTCAAGGAAGCCATACTTCTTTTTATTTAACTGGATCAGGATCTAAGATTTTAGATCTAGATAACAATGAAAGTAATGCAGCATGCGAGTTTATAAGTTGTAACTTTGGTGACTTTTCAACAGGCAGTACAAAAGTTGGTGATCTTACTGGTTATAGACAATTTAAATTAACTAACTGTGCATTTATTCGCATAAGCGATGGCTTAACTTTTAATGGTAATTTTGCTGGAGGTTTTTCAATAACAGAAACTATCATGTTAGCAATTCCAGCAAATGTGACATGTTTCAAAGAAGGAACTTCTTTAGTATTTCAGGGAAGCTCTACAAGTGGAATTAATGCAATTGATATTGATGCAACTACAATAGTTTTTGATTTTCAAGATTCAAATTTTGCTTTAGATCGTGGATTTAATTTAGTAGGTGCTAGATTTAATTTAGCTTCAAATCCTGTTCCAAACTTACCAGAAGATTCAACTAAGAGATTTTTTAAAGATTGTACTGGCGTTACAAATACTTTTATAGGTGGGCGCTGGACTATGACAGGTCAAGCAACTACAGCGCTAACACTTAATGTTCCAGCTAAACTAAATGGAACTGTTACCTATGATAACTTAGTGCATTTTTCTGGAGATAATTCTAATGAGTTTGTTTATGAATCAGCAGTAAATACAGATATCATTGTAACTGCTTATATCACTATAGATGGTGGACCTAATGATCAGATAGATTTAATTGTAAGAAAATACGATAGTGAAGCAGCCGCTTATGTTGATATGGATACATATTCACGTCAAATATCAAATGTTTTAGGGGGCTTAGATGTAACTTCTTTCAATATAAATTCAGTTATATCAATGAAAGTTAATGATAGGGTGGAAATCTGGATGCGTAATAATTCAGATGGAACGAATGCGACAGCGTTAAATGGTTCATATTTAAGAGTCAATCAAAGGTAGGTTTATGTTCAAAAGCACAGGAAGAAAAGCATTTTTATCTGGTATAGGTCTAATCTTAATGGGAGTGGTTCAAACTGTATTATGGTTTTTAAATCCAGAAGGAGCACATACCTTTGGAGGCCCTACTGAAGCTTTCCAAGCAATTATTGAGGGTGGAAAAATGATATTTTTTGGAAGTGGAATTATTGGATTAAGGGCTAAATTAAACACAATTGAGCCAAGGTCAGAAATTAGAAAACCAGTACTAGGAGAGCAAAAATGATTGATAAAAGATTTACATATAACCAACCAAATGAAAAAAGTATTGTAGAGCTCCAATTAGTTAGAAACAAAGCTAATGAATTATATGAACTGATAAATACAGTTTTAAAAGAGTCTAGAGAAAAATCTATAACTATTACTAAACTTGAAGAAGTGGCCATGTGGGCTAATAAAGCTATAGTTCATAATCAAGGGTAGCATGACGGCTATTTATGCTCTCATAGCTGCTATATTCGCTGCTGTAGGTGCTTTTTTTACAGGACGGCAATTAACAAAAAAGAATGAAGAGCTTAAGCAAGATAATGAAAGCTTAAAGACTGTTCAAATCTTAAAAGAGAAAACTATAAAAGTCTATGAGAGGTCAGGTATAAGTGAAAGCGAAATACAAAAACGTAAACAATACATTAGCACCCTTGATGATATTGATACTCTTTCAAGGCTGTTTGAAGAAGCAACCAAACACAGTCCAGATCCCAATAAAAATTCCTAATCATTTATACAAATGTAAGCTTGGAAAGCCTGTAGGCTGCTTTGAATATGATGAAATAACCAAAGAAGAAATATATCCAATTATAAAAAACCATTTAGAAACATCAAAAAAGATCTATAATAATTTTGAAACTTGCAAAGATAAAAATGAAGATCTTTTACAAATAATTCATATTTATAATAAAAATCAATAACTTAAAAAGTAACTTTAATTCACATTATTTAAAGGAAGTGGATAAACACAAGTAATCAAATTTTTCATTTGACGAACCCCTTGTGTTTGCGTTAGGTTCATTTTGCATTTTGAAATTCTAACATAACATTTCTGTTAAATTTCACAAGCAAAAGACTAATTAAAGCCATGCGTGCATGTTTTAAAGAGTTAATTAGTTTTATTTTAATGAGGGCGCATACTGCGAAGTGTATGCCTTGTACGTGTCTCGGTCTCAATTGGGATGACTTAACCAATAGGTTAAATCGACTTACAAGGGTTTTAACTTTAACTGTTCATAGCTTTAAAGCTTGAAAGGGTAAAGTAGCCTTACCGTGCCCCGAAACTCATTGGGATAACATAAGAGTATTACTTAATAAGAACAAGAGAGAGTTAAGACCCTAAATGGAAAATAAGCAAATAACAGAATCAGAAGTATTTGAACTAATAAAAAAAAAGTTAAACTTAGATAAGTTACAAAAAAAAAGATGGTTTAATGATGTAAGTGAGTGTTGGGAGTCAACACCACAAACAATAAACAAAAGTTATTACCCAATAACAAAGTATAAAAAAAAACGGGTGATGTGGAAAACGATAGTTTGCGAATTGTTTTTTAAAGAAGAAAAAAAAGAAGGTTCGCAAGTGTGGTTGGAGTGTTGCAATCCTTGGTGTGTAAATCCTGCTCACCTATGGATAACGCAAAAATACGAAACAGTATTTATGCATTCAATTGGTGATTTATACTGGAAAAGAAGAAACTTTTTTAAGAGAGTAGGGCGTTTACCTTTAGAAACTAAAAAGCCTATTACTTTAAAAAAAAACTTTAAAAAAAAAGTTGAAAGAAAAAAAACTGTCATTAGAAGAAAAATTACAGGTGAACAAATGAGAATAACAAGTTAAAAAAATGCTTACAATCTTATCAATTTTGTGTCTGTTTATAGCATTAGTTAATGTGTTGTGTATGTATGAAGAAAGCAAAAAAAAGTGATTAACTTAAAAAAACTTAAACAAATTCAACCAGTTAGTTACATGGATAAAAAAGGTGTTCATCATGTTGTTAAGTGTGATCAGTTTAATTTTAAAGAAGTGGTGAAAGCATTAAGTGAGGCTAAGGAACGCATTGAAGCGATTAACAATGAAGAAAGTACGCCGTTAGTAGTTAAGGCAATTTTGCAAGTGTGGATTAATAAGTATTTTGAGGGGTAAGTGATGATTGATTTAGAGAAGTTAAAAGAAAGTATTTTTGATTTAATGTTGGCTGGCGATGAAAGGTCTGATTTTGAAAACACACACCATTTAGGAACAATAGCATTAACTGAAATGCCTAAACTTATCAAAGAGATTGAAACGCTAAGAGAGGCTAAGAAAGAAGCAGAAAAGATTATCAACGTACTTAATGATGATGTTGATTATAGTAGTCAGCCAAGTATTTGGCTAGAAAAGTTTGGGAGTGAAGATGAATGATTTAGAAAAACTAAAAGAAACATATAAAAAAATGACTAAGAAAAAAGATTCTCATGTAGTTGCGTTATTTGCTTCATTATATTTTGAAGAAATGCTCAAAGAAATTGAAACATTGCAAGAAGCTAGAAAACACGCCCATTCATTGATCGATACGGTAGAGAGCAATACGAATATTAATGTTATAAAAAATCAATGTAATTTTTGGCTTAAAAAATATGGACACAAAAACAATGGGTGAATTAGCAGATTGGTATATTCAAATAGAGCGTGGGTTTTGTGATGATTGTGACGAACCAATAAGCGAAGATGCTCCAATTTGTTCTTGTTATACGTTGGTAGAAGAAGATGAATGATGAAAAGTTAAATCCTGTTGATGAAATAGTTGTAAAGTTAATGGTTGAATTGAGTATCTATCCAGATAGAACCTATACCTTATTAAAGGATGCTATAAAAAAAGCAATGGCTTTGCAGTGTGAAGATGACATCCTTAGTTGCCTTAACATCCACCATAAAGAAGATGTTGTCATAGAGTTAGAGTTAAAAGCAAAAGAGTTAAGAGATGAATAAAGAACAAAAGATAAAAGAATTAATCAAGTCCATAGAAGAAAACACAAAGGCTTTAGAGAAGCTAACAAAAAAAGAGCAAAATGGTGGCCGTTGGATTCCTGAAAATGAAGATGGTTTTCAAATTTTCGGCGAAGATGGTCAGGCTGTTAGTTATGCACCTAATTCAATACAGTATAAAGAAGATTTTGAATGCCTAATAAATAATTACATTGTTTTCCCTAACTCATGGAACCTAAGCGACTTAATAGAAAAGCAAAAGATACAAAGAGCACTTTGGGAGTGTGCAAAGAGGTTAAATCCTAAGGGATGGAAACAAGAGTTTATAACTGAAGATTGTGAAAAGTATGCGATTCTTTACGATATTTATTTAAACGATTACAGGGTGGCTGGTTCGGTTAGTAGTGTTCCTTTGGGTGTGGTTTGCTTTGCAACACAAGAAATAGCACAACAAGCGTTGGAAGAATTACAAGGCGCAGGGGTTTTGAAATAAATGAAACCTTACTATCAGGATGATTACACAGTAATTTACAATAATAATTGTGTAGATGTATTGGGTGAAATAAAAAATGTAGATTTATTTTTAACTGACCCACCTTATGGGATAGGTGAAGCAAATGGTAAAAATAAATCAAGAGGCAAGTTTGCAATAAGTAAAGATTACGGCGTTAGTGATTGGGATAATCAAACAATAGACATTGAAACAATAAATGATTTTATAAAGCTAAGTAAAAAAAGTGTAATTTTTGGGGGTAATTATTATAATTTACCTCCCTCGCCGTGTTGGTTTGTTTGGGATAAAGTAAATGGGGCGACAGATTTTGCAGACTGCGAACTTGCTTGGACTAATTTAAAAATGGCCGTCAGAATGTATAAACATATGTGGCATGGCATGTTAAGAAAAGGCAAAGAAGAAAGGTTTCACCCTACACAAAAACCCCTTGATTTAATGAAGTGGTGTATTTTAAAAGCTGATAAAGAAGGATTTAGTGATTTAATTTTAGATCCTTTTATGGGTTCAGGAACAACACTTTTAGCAGCTAAACAATTAAACAGAAAAGCGATAGGAATCGAAAAGAATAAAAATTACTGTGATGTTGCTATCAAAAGACTTTCACAAGGTGTCTTGAGTTTTTAAAGTAAATACACATAAATGTGTACTTATGCACAAAGATGTGTATAAATGTGTATATGAGACTACATATCAATCTAGAAAAGGATTTAGCAGCTATGCTAAATGCTCATGTAAAAGAGACTTATTCAACTAAGACAAGAATTGTCAAAATGGCCTTACTTTCTTATTTATCAAATGACCATCAAATGACCATCAAGAAAGCTGTCGCGTCATCTAAAGAAGTTACAAAGGCAATTTGCACAAAATCGCAAACTGGACCTGAATTTGATATTTTTAAAGAATATTGCATGTCATGGAATAAAAACCCAAATAAGTACCAATTAACACCGCAACGCAAAAAATGGATAAAAGAGGCTATAACGTCTTATTCATATGAAGAAGCTTTAAACGCTGTGAAAGCCTTTAGAAACGATTCTTTCAAAGATAGGGCTAAACATAATGGGATAGAGTATCTTTTCGGTAAAAGAGAGCGGCTTGATAAATGGTGTTCAAAACCTATTACGGCATATGATCAGCAATACAATGAAGCAAAACAAAGACACGAGAAAAGCCAAGCACGTTTAAAACTAGCTATAGCGTTATCTGAAGAAAGAGAAAAAAATGAGCAAAAAAAATGAAATACTAAAGACGCTTAATTTTTATGCAAACGCTTTTCCACATGATCAAAATATAACAGCAGAAAGATTAGAGATCACAGCAGATGCCTTAGATGATTGCACTATAGAAGAAATTAAGCGCGCTTTTAAAATGGGTTTAAAAGATACTAAAGACGTATGGAGGTTTTTTCCTTTACCTTTTCAACTTCTAAAATTTATCAAAGGTAATAAAGAAATTTATGGTGTTGAGTCGTTTAATCGAATCATGAAGATAATTCAAAGAATTGGAAGTAATGCAAACATAGACCACTTAGCAGATTTAGAAAAACAAGCTTTACGTTGTATAGGTGGCCTTAGGTCATTGGGTGCTGCTTCACAAAACAATCTACACTGGCTGTGTAAAGACTATGTAAAAGCGTTCGAAGCGCTATCAACAAAACATGAATTACTAGAAGAGTATATAGCGATAAACAAACCATTAAAAGAGCTTAATTAGTGAGTGATACTATTTATCATAGCATGGTGTTCATAAGTGAGGCTCAAAAAGAAGAGTATGAAGAACGTGCAGCCATTATGGAGTTTGAGGGCGGAATGTCTAGAGAAGAAGCAGAAAAGACAGCTTTTGAAACAATAACAGGCAAAACTTATGAAAGCTGTAAAAAGTAAATAAAAAAACATTCCGAGTGTGTAAATATGAAAAAGCATATATTAATAATAGGCAAGCTAGGTAGAGACTTTGTAGAGTCTTACAAAGTTAATGCGAGCCTTTTAAAACCTATTGACAAAAGCGCCCCTAGTGTGTATAAAGATAATATAAATTATTCACATGAAGGGAAAATACATGGAACCAGTACAGATAAATCAAAAATTAGAAATAGATAAACAGTTATTAGATCTTAGAGAATTATATAAGTTTGAATCAAAAGAAGTTGAGAATGAAAACGATGCTCAAACAGTTGGGGCTTATCTAAAATTAATTTCAGATAGAAAAAAGAAGATAGTAGCAGCAAGAACCAGCGTTACAGGCCCTATTAAAGAAGGGATTAAAAATTTTGAAGCTATGATTAGAGGTGCTTTACAGCCTTTAGAATCAGTAGATAAAAACCTTAGAAGTAAATTAGGTGCTTACTGGGATAAACAGCAAGCTATAGTTGATGAACAAGCAAGAATTGAAAGAGAAAAGCAAGTAAAAGAATTAGAAGCAAAAGCTAAAGAAGAAAAGCAATTAGCTATTGAAACTGGATCAATTACAGCTCTTGAAAAATCAAAAGAGTTAAGCAAAAACTCAGAACGCATTGCAAACAAACCAATAGTAGCAAAGCAAACAATCCGAACTAGTGAAGGCACTATAGGTCAAATGACTTATTATGACTGGGAAATAGAAAACAAGGCCCTCATTCCTGTTAGTTACTACACACTAAATGAGAAGAAAATAAATGCTATCGCAAAATCATACGGCAAAGAGCCAATAGAAATAGCAGGTATTAAGTTTATTAAAAAATCAAAACCGATTGTAGGGTAGTAAGATGGCTGAAAATTTAGAAGTAATAAAGCAAGCACAGGAAATTAAAAAAGCAGCTCAAAGAGCTTTACCAGCAGCAGCCGTAAAGGCTTCAATGGCTGGAAATTGGGATAAGGTCAGTGAAGATGACAGAATGAGATTCATTAAACACATGTGCGATTCTTTAGAGATTCCATTAGTGTTAAATCCATTTAGATTTATTTCAATGAGGGGAAAAACTGTTTTATATGCAACAGCAGAAGCTGCATTTTCTTTAGCTCGTAAAAATAAACTAACAATCCAAATCATGGAAGAGCATTATGATACTGATTCTATGATTAAAACAGTTAGGGTGCGTGCAACATTTCCTAATGGTCAATTTACAGATGATGTAGGAAAATTGTTTATGGGCGGCATTACAAGTCAAGACCGCGCGAATGCTGAAATGAAATGCATTACAAAGGCAAAGAGAAGAGCTATTTTATCTTCACTAGGTTTATCTATTCTTGAAGATGATAGCCCAGTAGATGGATTGCAAGGTAATGCAGTTAAGGAATTAGTTAAAACTCCAGATGAAACAGAAATTCAAGAATGGCGTGAAAAGCTTTTTGATTTTTGTGTAGATACAAACGGACCTTTTGAAGGTGATATAGAAACCTTTAATAGATTTGTAAAAGAATGTTCTGGAAAAACTTTAATGAAGTTAAATGCAGCAGAGTGTGAAGAGATTTTAGAACAAGCTAAAGAAGCGCATAAAGATATAGTTCAAGAGGTGTTGCCAATATGAACTATGATCACGATATAGAACCACCAGTAGATTTTAAATGGAACAGGCTTTACATGCAGGCTTCAGACAAAAACCCAGCAGACTTAAAAGAAGATTTAATAACATGGGGCTTATTAGATGAAGATGAAGAAAAGAAAATAGACTTAGTGCATACATGGGTATCGTTTATGTATGATGCGGAGGATTAAGGGTGGAAATTTACGAACCAAATATAAATCCTATTTCTAAACAAGTGTATAAAGAAGTTTTAGAAAGCGGATTAATAGGAAGAAACCAACTAAATATTTTAGCTTATTTCATGGAGTATGGAGCCAATACTGCTAGAGAGCTTTTAACATTTATGGATACTGAAAACGTAACTTTTACAAACATAAGAGCAAGGTGTATTGAGCTTGAAGAAAGAAAATGCCTAATCAGATACGATAAAAGAGAATGCAATGTTACAGGGCGGATTGCTACAGTATGGAAATGGAACGGAAAAAGTCCAAGTGTAAGAATTAAAAAGAAACGTAAAATAGATATAGCTTATCAAAAAGGGTATGAAGATGGACTTAAAGCCGCCAAGGAATCGCAAAGTAAACAAATGCACTTTTGATGTCCCACCTATAACAAATCATAGATTAATTCCTGTTAATGGAAGGCTTGTTAAAAACAAAGCGAATAGAAATTATTTTGATTATGTTAAAGCAGAGTGTGTTGATCAAAGTATAATACCTTTTGACGGGGACGTATTTTTTTGCATAAAATGGTATCGTAAAACAAAAAGTGGAGATGTACCTGATAGATGGAAAAGTTTATGCGATGCTTTACAGGCTAAAACAAATTATGGTTTTGGTTTTTATGAAGATGATAAACAAATAAAAGCGTTCTTTGTAGAGCGTTTTGACAACGACAAAAAAAATTCTAGAATTGAGGTTTTATGTTGGAGTTATTCAGATTAGTTTTATTAATTTTAAGCAGCACTGTTTTTATTTTTGGTTTTATTCTCTTACTTGATATAAAAATAAGGCAATGGAAAAGAAAACCGAAAGTGACGATAGATTTACCGTCATTAAAGAGCTAAAATTGTTTTATAATTTTGTTAATCCTAATCCTGATCAAAAAAAAAGATTAGAAATTTTAACTAATTTACATAAAGAAATAGTAGAGCAGGTTTTTCTTATTTGCCCTGAAAACAAACAAAAAGCCCTATCAATCAAAAAATTAAAAGAGTCTCTAATTTGGTGCGGCTCTTCTTTAGGAAATGCAGAAGATGCATAAAGCGCAAAAGGATTGGCTGTTTAGATTTGAGCAGGCCACGATGTCATCAGATTGGAAAGTGTTAGATAAACACGGCATAGGCTATCTAGTGAAACATGAGAGCGGCTTAGTTATTGATTTTAGAGTGCAGCCTATAGAGGGTGAATATTGGGTATCTTTTATATATGGGATGCATGATGGAAATGGAAAGCCTTTGAAATTATCATGGGAAGCAGCCAAGGGCATCAAAGCGAAGTTTTTTAGAAAAGGGGAAAGCCTACAGATAAGGCCCCCTCTTAGAGTAAAAGAGACACCAAAAGAACATGTACAGCAGTACTGGCATAAAGTGAGGTTAATTAAATGAAGCGTAAAATCCTAAAAAACAAAGTCAATGCAATACTAGGAGAGCCTACACCAATGGAAAAGCAAGTGATAAGAGATCTAAGAAGTTACAGAACCGATAGAGAGCGCGCGCGCTTTGTTCTTAATTTTGCTGATAGAATCTCTACACATAGATTGGAAGCTTTTAAGAAACAGCATGAATCAAATAATTCAGTATCAAAATGAGCCCCCATTTTAGTACCATTATTTACTTGCATTAAACGCACTTAGTGTGTATACTATAAGTATGAGCAAAACAAATACAAATACAGATCCATTCGTAACTACAGCAAAACAAAAAATTAAGTTTTACATTGATAAAGCCAAGCAAAGTAAAAACATGACTGATGAAGCAGCTTATCTTAAGAAAGCTACTAAATGGTCTAAGTCTTTGGAGTTGATCAATGGATAATTTAAAAGAATATGCACTTAATAGAGTTAATGTATTAGAACACGATATATTAAAAGAAACTAATATAGAGTATAAAAAAATGTATCAAAGCGACCTAAAGCGCTGGAAGAAGATTCTAGAAAGTTGGAAATAATGGCAAAAAGCAAAGTCTTAACAAACTTTAGAAAAAAATGGGGCCTCACACAGTTAATGATGGCAGAAGCCTTAGATGTTCCATACCGTACTTATCAATCATGGGAGCTTGGAGAAAAAATCCCTAGTCAAGCTGTAAGATCTTATATAACTTTCATAATGAATGAAGCTTTAAAACCTTTTGAAAGAAGAGTGAAACGTGTCAAAAAAAACAGCAAGTAAAGACATTGAAAAAATCATGAAAGACTTAGACCTTTATAAAGATAAAGATCATTATGTAATGAATCAATATGACTTAAAGGAAGTTTTGATTATAACTTATCAGAAGGCTTTAAAGAATGCTGAAAAGATACTGAATCAAACTATGATAAATTCTTAAGTTTTTAACAGGTATGAGGAAGCCTGTTAGAAAGTGAACGGATTGCGATTTATGTACTTTCCCCTGTGTGATCCGTTCACACCTAACTTTATTTAACCAAAAGGAACCATGAAAAAAATTAGTTTTCCAGTTAATCAAGATAAAGTTGAAGAGCTTCTTTCTAAAACAGAAGTAATGCTAGATACTATTGAAACGCTAATAAAAATAAGCGTAAAGATTAAAGAAAGAACAAAATTCATTGATGGTAGGCAAGAAAAGATATTAGAAGCTGTTAATGAAAATGCTGAAGCCTTAAATCTACTTAAAAAGTTTATCCCTACCGAAATTCATTAGACTTGCTTTATTTATAAACTTATTCATAATTAGCTCTATGGAAAAGAAACAAATCATATTTGCAGTTGGTGTATTAATAGCTATCCTTACTTTGTGTGGAATTATCAAAAATGAAGCACCTAAAGTAGTTGAAGCAACCGCTATAGAAACACCAGAAATTCAAACAGAAATTAAATCAAATGAAGAAGTTATTAAAGAAGGCTTAGAGCAAGCTACAACAAATGCTCCAAAAGTTGTAGAAAACTAGTTCCTGATATTAATGGTATTTAGTTCGTC